CCAAAATAGCCTATACATAGTTTTCTTAATCTACTATTAATGTTGTTATTACCTGTCCTACTGCTTCTGTATTTTCCCCACCTGCAGTTAGTGCAATAGAACCTGCAGTAGAAATAGTACCTGCTAAATTTGATGGTGTGCCACCTGCAATACTTGTAACATCAGAAAAATTAGGACTAGCACCTGTTGTAACAGCACTACCTGGTATTGCATCTGCTTGGGTGAATGATTGACTAAATGAAAAGCTATTAGCAGGTACGTCTTGGGTTACTGTTAAATCGGGAGGAGTACCAATACCACTAGAGATAACAAGAGAACCAACACCATTAGCAACAGCATTACCACCTGATGTATAAGTTGTATCTACACCAGTACCACTAACGCTATAACTACTACCTATTCTATCTGCAGACGTTGTAGCACCACCTACTGTTAGTTTTACAGAACTGGTAATACTATGAGATAAATCAGCATAACAAGCAGGTGTAATTGCTAAAAGCAATATTGGTAAAAATTTTTTCATGTTTTTGTCTTGGGGTCAACCACAGTAGCACCAACAATTTTTATAGGTGTTTCTACCCTTATAGTTTGGTATGAATTGTCAGATTGTGCAAGTTGTTGTGGTTTTTCCTCTTTCTCTTCTTTTTTCTTTTTACCCACATCTACAGAAAAAGTTGCCAAACAGCCTGTAAATACACTTGCTATAAAGGTTATATCTTTAGGTGAGTTATCTTTTGACATACCAGGAAATGATATGTAATTAAGGCTAATAATAAAACCTGCCCAGACCATTACACCTAATCTAATAAATGTGCCTAGTATCTCTAACTGTTCTTCTTTATCGTCAAATTTTTCTTTTAGTTTTTGTAGAGGATTTTTAGATTTTGTTTCTGACATAGCTTTTTTCTGTCATAATAGCTATAGAACAGGTTCTAGCAAAGTGATTGAAGTAATAGCAGCTACAGGTGGTGCATTGTTAACAGCCTGTTTTGTATCTGTAGGTTCTATATCCTATAGGGGTAGACAATCACGTGATGACTTAGTGCGTAATACAACAGCTATAGAATTACTAACAACAAAGATAGATGATATGCATGACGATATGAAAGAGGTATTTCACAGACTTAAGGAAGTAGAACTAGCTGTAGCAGAAATAAAACCTAGAAGGTAAAAAAAAGGCCACCTATGCTTTGCAATGGGGATTAGGCAGCCTTATAGATGACCATATTAAATTTAACGTCTACAATATGTTTGTAAAGCATAACAAAGCTATGTACAAAATTTTAAAGCCTATACTAATTAGGTTCTTATCTACTACTGCTGTAAAAAGGTTAATTATAGATATTTTAAGAGAAACAATTTGTAAGCAAACTACAAACACCTTAGATGATAAGGCTGTAGATATGTTAGAACAGCAGTTATTTCCTAAATTAAATTGATTAGTCAGGAGATAGATCAAGTCCAACACTTGCCCTGTCTTTCCTGTGGTAGGTATTTTATAACTTTCAAGTTAGCAAACACTACTAAACTAACTATCAGGCTTCCCGACTATTTTTATTTAACCTCCATGTTGTAGTGATCTAATAAAAATTGATAATATTGCTTTTCTAATGTTTTCCATTTTATACCTGATAGCTCTACTTGTTTAATCAAACCATGACCTGAATTACAATCACCTAACTCATGTGTAGAAGGAAATTTAAAAGGGTTTTTACCATTAGCAGTTAAACATTGAAATATCTTTTGTGACCAGGATTCCTTAAAAGTTAATGATTCTATTGCATTACATATTAAGGTAATTGTTTCTGAATCTTTTTTATAGGGTTGCAGTTTAGTTTTTAAAAATTGCCATTTATCAACAGGTAAATCTAAATTTAATATCATTTGTTTACCTCCTTAAAAAACCAATAACTTTCTGAATTATCCCAATGTTCTGGTGGGTTATAAAAAGTAAACATATAATCACCGCAATCATCCCTAATATTATCAATCTTATAACTTTTGTTATTGTGTTCTATCCACATACCAGCATCACAAAATTCAAAATTAGTTACATCCTGATTACTCCAATAATCTGTTTCTAATAGTTTATAAAAAGCTTTATTAGCTTGTAAGGATAAATGTGCAACATTTATATGTGTTGTACTAAATCTATCCATTGAATTAGTTATAAGGTTAACTAGTAATTGTTTAGTGTTCATTAGTTTACCTCCTTAACTTTGTATCTTTTATCCCCTCTTTGTCTAATCAATTCATTTTTTGTTAGTTGATGGATACCTTCATCTTCCATAATGCATTTAAAAATATCAAATGGTATTTCTTTAGCAGATAAATGTTTAACACTTTCTATTTTTACTTTTTTTTCTAATTCTAGTCTTTGTAAAGATCCTGTAAAAGAATAATGTCTAATGTTAAAAGATGATTCACCTAAACGTCTAACACTGCTTTGCACATATTCTCTAATAAATGTACTAGTGTCGTTAATTTGTAAAATTATTTCTAATTGTTCTTTATATGATAGTTTTTCATAATTAGGATTATTTTTTTTCTCTAAAAGATTTTGTAATCTTTCTATTTGTGCATTTGTAGTTTCTTGTAGCTTCTTAAGTTCGTTTTTAAGATCGCCTATGTTTGTTTGTAAATAGCTCATTTGTTTACCTCCTTACAAGCTAGTTCGTAGTTAGTTAGTTTGTTCTCACATGCTGAGAGCGTCATATCGTATAAGGCTGAATTAAGGGCTGTATAAAACAACCCTGTAGCAGCTAGTATCATTAGAAAGTTTTGCATTATGCTACCTCCTCTTTTTCTTCAGCTATTGAATCAAAACATTCTTCTGAAATCCAGTATAAATCTTGACCCCAGATAGCCTTTTCAGCAGGTGTATCACCTCTTACTTCTATTTCTATAGCAGATTTTTTTGCAAGTGAACCTACAATGCCTTTAAGTTGGTTGGTTGTTAAACCTAGTAATTTTTTAAGTGGTTGTACATCTTCCCAATCTAGTAATGTATATGCAGGGTCAGTATCACTATACAAACCTTTAACATAACAATTAATAGAAAAAAGATTCATTACTTGTTTTTCTAAATCTGTAAAAGTAAATTGAGTTTGTACAACTTGTTTTTTTTCTGTACACCATTGTGTACCATTAATAATTCTGTCTAAATTTGGGTGTGTCTCAGGTAATGTTTGAGTCATTTGGAAAACCTCTCGGTTGTTTTGTACATTCTTAGTATATATAAGGGGTATACCCCTGTCAAGTAATTAATAATAAGCAATAAAAAACCCTCTATAAAAGAGGGCAGTAATTATGTAAATAGATTTAATAACCTGATAACTGTTTCTGTCCACCACCTGCTACCTGTCTATTAAGTCCTACAGAACTACCTGCTGAACTACCTGCACTAGACCCAGAACCACCTCCTGTATAGCTAGAACCACCTCTACCAATTGAAGGGTATCTTTCTGCATAAAATTCTTCTACCTTTGCTAATTCTGTACTATTAGCTTTTGTTACTACTAATGCAGATACATTTATAGTTTTACTTTCTAGTTGCAGTTGCCTACCATTTGTTTCTTCATCTTTTTTTATTTTGCTAAATCTTTCATCTACTTTTCTAGCCCATGCTTTTCTAAAACTATTTCTATATGCTGCACCTTCCATTGCAACTTTAAATGGGTCTTCTTTACAATGTTTAGCCCATGCATCTTGCAATGCTTGTATTAAATAATTAGCATATATTTCAATTTCTATTTTCCTAGCCTTGTTAGCTGATATTTCTATCTGTCTATATATGTCACCTTTTGCATCTTTAATGTATTCTTTTTGGTGTTTTTTGTTTCCTGTTCTTTCCATTTTAAAAGGTGTAAATACAATTTTACCATTATAAAAATCTGCAACAGCACCAACAATAATAGAAACAGCAGGGTCAATACGTTTGTAAGGTGTACCCCATCTAAAGGCAATAACTTCTATTTCTTCATCTAATACTGAAGTATCACCTATTTGTTGTTCCAATTGCTCAAGTGTAATACCTTTTGCTTTTAGTTGCTGTTCTAGTTTTGCTTCTGCAGCTTTTGCTTCATTGGGGTTTGTACTTGCTGTTAATGCAAGTATTTTTGAAAGAACATTTAATGATCTTGTCATTGGATTACCTCTCGGTTAAGTGTACAATATTAAATGTATCACTAAGGTATACCCCTGTCAACAAATTAATTATTTTTCTTGTAAACCTCTACATCTGTTTTACATTCTGCACAATGTAGATACGTTATAAAATCATAAGTATCATCTAATTCATATTCTTGCGTATCGCTTATTATTAATTCTTTTTTGCAATAAAAACAATACACAATTATTTTTTTTCTATATCAATTACTCTTTGCAGAGGTATAGCGGCTACCTGTGGTACAACTGCATTACCTAATGCTTTAAGTCTGTCCACCCGACCTCGTAGCCCATCACTTCCTCTACGAAGACAGGGTTCAGAAACATATCTCCTCCAGTTTGGGTTGAGAGTTCGTTTCGTCTTGCCATCGCTGATAGGCACTTTCCAGCTTGGGTTGTATCCTTCATTCTTGCCTTGTGTTCTGATGCTGTCGGTGTTGGCAATATTTGATTTTTGGTTGTCCATTCTTTGTTCTGAACTGTTGTCATCTCTATATCGAATTGAATCTCCTTTAAATGTGGTTTTATCTCTTCCCAATTTTCTATGCTCGGATAACTGAACCCTGCTTTGTCCTTCCGAAACCAATGCTCTATCGTTGTTTTTTTTATAGTTGTTTTGGCTGCTAATTTTTTTATTGTTGTTTGACTTCTGAGATAGGTCACAAATTTTTCCTGTTTGGGTAGATGTGGTCTTTCCTCCATTTGATGATTTTGATAAATTTGCATCAGTTCTGGATTCTCCTTTATTTTTTCCATCATCACTGCATCGCTCAAGCTCACTTGTATTGGTTGACCACTTGCCCGATGTGTCTTGCCTTGGAGCAACTTTGTTGCGTGTTTTAAAGCATCGTCCTTGGTATCCATTGCTGTCGGGGTTGGAAGTAGTGTCACTGCATCTCTTAGTTTCACTCCCCATCTCACTCCCTCTTTGTTTTCCCGAAAAAAACTGCCGTTCTTGAATTGAACATCTTTTGCTATTCCTCCCTCCACATCTGATGCTGTTGGAGTAGGCAACGAGCCACCAACGGCTTCTTCGATGACAGGCTCCCAAAGAACTTGCAGATATAACTGCCCATTCTGCATCGTACCCTGCTTCGGAAAGTTCCCCAAGAACAATGTCCAACCCTCTATTAGTGATCGCTGCCACGTTCTCCAAGATGACGTACTTGGGTCGTACCATGCGTATGATTCTGACGAGTTCGTAAAATAAACCTGATCTGGTTTCTTTGGTAATACCTTTTTGGAGCCCTGCCACGGATATGTCCTGACATGGAAATCCAGATGTGATAACATCAAATTCTCCAAATTTAGCTGTATATGTTTTGATGTCATCGTGAATAGGAACGTGTGGCCAGTGTTTTTTAAGGACTTTTTGACAGTATGGTTCAATTTCTATAAATTGTGTTGTTTCAAAACCACCTACAATTTTTTCTGCAGCATAGCTAAAACCACCGATACCTGCAAAAGTGTCTAATAATTTTAGTTTTTTCATAATAATAATTTAATTAATCTTGCATACTGTTCAATAGTCATAACAACACGCCAATTATCACCTTCTGCACAGCCTGGTCTTTTATTAAACCTAACCATTGTAATGGCATGGTCTACTTTTGCGTTTAGTCTTTGCTGTTCTGCTTCTCTAGGTTTTCTAAGTACCGCTTCACTTTTATTTTTCATATCACAAACCTGCACAATAGTATTAGGTAACCCAACTAAATCACCTTTATCTTTTTCCTGACCTGCACCAAATCTACGCTCTAATGTATGTCCTGTAGCTGCTGTTAAATATATACAGGCTTCTCTTTCTGCCCTATCTCCTTTATTCTTTTGTGCGTTCATTTTTCTAAATCTGTTATTTTTTTCTTTAATTCGTCATACTGCACTATATATTCTTTTGTACTAAATGTTTTTCTGTTACTAAACATATATTTATCAGATAATGCACCTAACTGTACATATAAATCATCTATCATTTGTTGCTTTTTTTTATTAAATTCTACAGATAACGTATCTGGTTCTTTTGGTTGTTTAGTCCAATCAGATACTAAGCCAAGCAACTCTTTTACACGTTGTAAGGCATTTATAACACGTTCTGATGTTTTCATCTTATTGACCATGTAAAACCTGTTTCTAGCTTAGTTGCAATACCTTCTTCTCTTTCTTGTTGTTCTTTATCTTCTATTGCATTAATCATATCTTTCCTAAATTTATTTGTTGTATCACTATATTCCCATTTTTCTGGTTTACGTTTACGTACTGCTTTAACACCTTCAATACTAAAAGTACTCATAATAATACTATCCATATAATATTTTTCTAATACCATTTTCTTTTCTGTTATCTGCATATCTATTTCTTTTTTCTGTAGCTGCAATACTTTTAGCTGTCTTAATAATTGTTCTGGTTGTATGTTCATATAATTATTTAAAATACTTTATTTGTTGTGTAGGTATATAGTCATCAGGTAAATCATACAGCCAATCTAAAAAAACTCTTGTAATCTGCATAATTTGTTTATCATCAAACAGGCTTAACCATTCTTGCCTGTCAATCTCTTCTAATTCTTCTTCAAATGACATAACTGATAACAGATAAAGAACATTAATTACATTTAGTATGGGGTATACCCTTATCTAATGCAACCCTTACTAAAATTTTACCTGTTTACTGAAGTAAAGGGTTCTAGCTTCTTCATAATCGTACATACATTCTTGTGGGTTGTAATCTTGTGTTTTTATTCCATCTGGTGTTATATAAATTACCCTGCATGACCATAAATCAACAGTTGGATAGTTTTGATAAAGCAAAGAAACATAACCACCCATCTGTAACCTATGGTTTTTCTTTTTATATACCTCTTGTGTTTTAAAATCTGCTAAACATAACATACCAGTATCTTTATGTTGTAATATCACATCACAACTACCTGCAATATCTCTTTTTCTATCCACCATACGTAGTTCATTAGCTACACAATCCCATGTTTCCCACATTCTGTAATTAATTAAATGTTCTATCCAATGTGCATAATCTTTTGCATAGGCTAATGCTAATGTTTTATCTTTTGTTTCGCACCATATCTGTACTGCTTCATGTATAGCTGTACCTCTTATTGCAGCTTTTTCCATTTCTTTACTGACGTATGTATTTTCTTTGACAACTTCAGAAACAGAACGTGCTACATATTTTTTACGTTTTAAATCGTAATATTTATGTGGTTCTGGTAAAAACTGCAAAAAAGGGTCTTGTACTAAAATATCTTTAATTTTGCTTTTCATATTCCACAGGGTCAAAAGTTATTTTACCTGTAAGTGTATTTTTCCATTTTGGTATGTTTTCTAAACGTAGTGATGGTGTTGCACCAGATTTTGTACGTAGTAAACGCTTCCATTTACCTGTACCTGGTTCCCTTTCATAACCCATAGCAATAAACCAACCAGAGGTAGGTGTATCTAAATCAGATACCTTTAACAAACCTTTTTTTACCATCTTCTGTAATGTAGCTTTTGCACTATTACCAAATAAACTTTCCATTAAATTAAATTCCCCATTTCATCAAACTGCACAACCTTTTGATTAGGGTGCGGTTTATTTTCTTCTATAAAACCAGATGTAGCTGCTTTAGCTTTTGTAATTCTTAAAATATGCTCATAATTACTTACTTTCAGACCCTTCCATGTGCCATCTAAAATACCTTGTTCTAATTGATCTTTTAATACCTGTTCACCATACTTTTGTATAAACTTTCTATATTCCGTTATCTGTTGTTTCCATGCCTGTATTGACTTACTACCCTTCTTAACTTTCCAGAAGTCATCTATAAGGGTTTGTAAGTGTTGTAAATCTTCTGGTATTATCTTTTCTTGTTTTTCTTTTTTATTTATTTTTTCTTTTTG